ACATCGGTCACGCCAGCGGCTAAATTGCCATCAGCCTTAGTAGTCGCAATAGCGGTATCACCCGCTACAGTTATGGTTACGTCCAGTGTCGCTGACTTGCCGTCCGCCGCCAATACGACGTTTTCGACAGTCCCGTTAGTTGCGGGTGTCAATGCCACCTCAAACGGGCTGGTCGCGTCCAGTTGGCCGGGTGCCCCCGCTAAGGTAGGGGTAAAGGTGACGTTAGTTTTTGTGTTAAGAATAATGGGTAATGCCATGGTAATTTCCTACTAGGTTGTACAAAAAACCGCCGAAGCGGTCCAAGTTTAATTTTCTTTAACTGGAGTACAAGCCTAGGCTTGCATTCCAAAAACGCCGAAAATTAGGGCGTTAAGTGTCAGGGGTTGCCCTGACAATATTTGTGCCATCACTGTAAATGGTCGCCCGTTTGGTGGCGGCGACAGTGATGCCTGTGCCAGTGGCACCGATGAATTGCAGGCCAAATCCGCCCGTGGTGTTGTTGTATACCGTCCATTGTTGTGGGGCCAATGGCAGGACAATGTTGCGGGCGGCGGTGAACGTTCCGGTGAACTGCAAAACTTGGTTACGGGCTTCGGCAGCGGTCAAGGTGGCGTTGGCATCTGCCATCGACTTGGCCAGCAATCCGGCAATGCCGAAAGGCAATACCCATGCCCGTTCGTCCGTATAAGATGTTACGGTGGACGCGCCGACAACAAGGGTATAGAGCGGGATAGAACCAGGCGTAAAGGCCGTGGCATTGGATGAAACTACGCCAGCCCTTGTTGCTTCCAGGAACCGGGTGGTGCTTGCCGTCAGCGTATGCGTGCCATTGGCGACGGTGGTAAGCACGCCATCGAGAAGGATACGGCCACCGTAATAGCCCCACACAAGGCCGCTAGTGGTGCTTTGCCTACGGCCAAATAGCGTAGCTGGCGAAGCTGCGTCAAAAAAAGCATTCGCCGTTGACTCTTTAGCCGATTGCGATTGTATGATCGCGTCGAATGTTATTGTGCTGTTAGACATATCATCTCGTTATTCGTCAAATTTTGGCGTGAAATGTAAGCAATCTTCATTATGTGTAACCTTGATAAGTTCAAAATAATCCGCTGGGTTTTCTTTTACCAATCTGTCATAAGTCGGCTTCATGCCATTAAAGCTAAGGCTTTTATGAATCGTCTCCTGCCATCTTTTTTCTACAGTTTTTACCTGTTGCCTAATTTCATAATGTTCCATGCGTATAACCCCTCATTCAACGCGACCGTCAGCCGCTAGTTCATCTTCAATCGCCGTGCTGCGGCGCGTTAATTTTGCGTTATAGTTGTGGCCAGAGGATAACCGCGGCCCACTGAGCTGCTATTTTGGTAAATTTTTAAGTTTAGGGTAGCCTGGTTTGACCCAAAATCCGTGACATGGTTTGCACTGGTATAAATGGCGGTTGGCGTTGTAGTGGTGAGCGTCCTTTTTAGCGTAGTAAATGCACCGTCGCTGTAAATTTCTATATCGTAACTTTCGCTTGTTTCACCGACTGGCACATCAATGGCATCTTTCCACTCGCTATTTATCCTGCCGCGCCTGGTCCAAGTTAGTGTCCAATCATTTGCCGCATTGCGGTTTCCGTTTAAATAAATTGGGCTTAGGCATTCTAAATTTACGCCCTTGTAAGTGAAGGGCAGGGGATCGACGGTGTCCAGCGTTTCCCCTGATGTCACCGCCTTGTAATACCTCAATGAACCGATCATTGAGGTATTGGCTAGCACAAAGGCCATACCGGTGCTGGACAACAGCGCAAAAACGTCCCCTATGGCATGGGTGCCGGTATAAAGTTCCGTGCCAAAACGCCCCCGCATTAGGTCGCTGAGGTTATAGCTGCCATCGGCTTGCAGTATGCAATTTTGCGCCGCCATGATCTCCCAACGTCCATCAATACCGTAAGCGAAGTAATTGCCGCCGTTAAACAGTTGCAGTTCGGTGATGCTGCTTAATGTGCCTTGGTTAAGCTGCACGTTCAATACGCTGGCCTTGTCTAGCAGCGTTCCGGGGTGTGCGCCGACAGTGTTCGTTGCGCTGCCCATGGTAGTGCCTGGCGAAGTAAAGCCTTGCAAACTGTTGTAGGTAACCCCGCCATCATCGGATCGGCTCAAGATACCGCCCGGCCACCCTGGCAGGTTGCCCGTCATCGCCACCGGGAAGCCCGGCATGTCGTAAATATCTTGGACTAATGGAATATCCAACAGTTGATAGACCGTATCGCCATGCTGTTCCAGGATGTCAACGGGTAGGTTGCCTTCCTCACCGACCGCAGAAGCCGTATAGATCGCTGGCTGGTTGTATTTTGCCTGAATTTCCAGCCTGCCGTCCTGGGTGTAGTTTATTTGCTTGATGCGCAAATTGTATGATGCACCCGGTGCGGTCAGTGCCACGACATCCGCCGGTTGCAATTGGTTGTATTCTGGCGGCAAGGTAAAGGCGACGTCATAGCGTTCAAGCCAGTACAGCAGGCATAAGGTTTGTGCCGTCCCTGCGGCTTCCGATGCCGTCATCACGATGGGCAATTCTAAATCGCTGGTGTTGATCGCATCGGTGTTGATGCGCTCATAATATTGTTCGCTCGTATCGTATTCACGGCTCACGTCCAGGTATTTGACGCTGACCTTGGCGGGTAAGATGGAATCCATCTCGCGCATTTTGGTGATCTGTATCCCTGGTGTTTGCCCGGCGGCGCGTGCGTCCAGCTTATCGGAGGTGATCGTAGCGACGCTGGCGCTGCCACGGGCGACAAACTTGATCTTATAGCCATCCTGGATCACGTCGAACGGCCACGCGCCCTGTAACGGCTCTATTGCGCTGCGGATAGCGCCCAGGCTGCTGACGCGGTAACCGCGCACAATACTGCCCAATTGGGTTACGTCGATGTCCCCGCCTGTCAGCAGGTTAGATTTAAGGCATTCTGCGCTCACTATTGCAGATAAAGCGGGATAAGTCGGCACTATTTGTGGTGAAAAAAAGAAGGCGTTGAGATGTCCTGGAATAATGCTGTCAACTGCAAAGATATAATTTTTATTGTACTTGAGCGAATAGCCCTTGCCCGTGGCCGATGAAGCGTTTAAAACTGGGGCGGCCTTGTTGGATATATCAAGAACATCAATCGCACCGGTACTGGTAGGCAAAAATGCAAAATTCCCGTCAACCCACATGCCAGCAGAATTTGACCCTGTATTAGTGGTTGTTGCCGACCCTATCAGCACCGGTGCCAATATATTGGAGGCGTCGAAAATCTTAAATGAAACTGAATCAGACGTAAACACATACTGGTCAACAACAAATACAGCAAAAGCACTCGCGCCTAGAGATAGGTTGCTGACAACTGACGGAAAAGCCTTGTTAGCCAAGTTTACAATTTGCAGTATTCCAGGCGTGGATGAGCAAACAATATAGGCATAATCACCAGAAACAAATAAATCATAAGGTGCTGCGGATATTGGAACAGTAGAGACCAATACAGGTTCCCCATATAACCCACCTTTTGAAAAAATGTAGAGCGCATCCGAACCGCTTAAACAATAGATATAATCGGCTGTAACAAATAGTGAACGTGGGTTGGGTATGACCGAATAGGTGGCGCGTAAAATAGGCGTTTTAGGGTCGGATATATCAAAAGTTTGTATAGCGTTGGGCCCGAAGTCGGAAACATAAGCGACCTTTTTATAAACCTTCACCGAATTGGCGTTAGTGCCTGCAATGGACAATGCGCCGACCTTTTTTATTGCTGCTGGGTTTGATATGTCATAAACGCCCAATTCAGACGTATTGTTGTTGACTACGTAAGCATAATTCCCTTGTATGTCCAGCGCATTGGGGCGGTCAGCGGTGACGGCGTTGCCTTTGGCCTGGAACAAATAAGCATAAGAACCTTCCTTGACCACTTCCACCTTGACTTGCACCCCGGCCAATGAATTGCCGTAATTCCCTACGTCAAAATCATAAAAAACGATATAAGCCCTGCCCCTGAAAGCCGGGCAATTGGCGATGCCTTTGTCCTCCTCCATCCGTGCGGGCGGCATTTGGGTTTCCGTGCCTAGGAACAGCTTAAATTTTTTCTCGCGGTTTGCACTGACGATCAACGTGGACTCATGCACCATGCCCTTGTTGTACCAAAGTTTGCCGCTGATCCAGATGCGCTTGATGCCGAATATTGGCCCCTCGCACAAGCCGACGGCAAAGGTGGCGTAATATTTGTAAGTGGTTTGGCTGCTTTGCGGTGGACCGCCCTTACCGCCAGCCGTGGTGGTGGTAGGGACTTCCTTAAGCTTGTTGCCTTCTATCCAGAACACGTTTCCAAAGAATGCCATCGTGCCATAGGCACGGGCCAAAAATGTGGCGTATGCGGCAGTTTGTTGGCTTAGGTCGGTTAGGCGTGGACCGAAGCTGGGCAGGTTTTTTACGGGGTCGAGAAAGCCACCTATCGCACCCCCCGCAGTAGCCCCGATAGCCGCGCCTTGGGCCAATGCGGCGGCTGTTACAGCCCAACCAGCCCCGGCAGTGAAAAAACCCGCTATCGCCCCGACTATTGCACCGGCAATTGAACCTATGCTTTGGCCGCTCATCTATCCCTCACACTGGCCCTTACCCTCTGCTGGCAGAGGGTATTTAAAGCGATAAACCTTGGTTACCTTGGCTTGCATTTGATCGTCCAATCGGCACTCCACCACCCGCCCGGTATCGCGTGAGCAATGGATGATGGTCCCGCCCGTCCAAATCGCCACGTGCTGCGGCTCTATAGCAAAGCGCATTTGCAACACATCACCCGGCTGCCTATCGTGCACACGTTCCAGGCAGGGTTGTGCGTCCATCATGTCTTCCAGCAAGCCCTTGTGTGGGCTTGCGCCGTAGGCATGCAGGTCAAGGTACTCCACGCCCAACTTTTGTGCGACATAAATAGCAACGCCAATACAATCCAACGCCATACCGTTGATGCGGCCTTGGTGTTTATAAGGCGTTCCCAAGGTTTCACGGGCGTGTTGGATAATATCGTTTTGGTTCAATTTTTAAAACCGCGGTCCAAATATTGGCTCGATGCGGGTATAAAAGGATCGCCCCCAAAGTTGAGGACATTGCCTTTCGACTTACAGGCCTCCAGGGTTTTCAGGCATCCCTCGGTCACCGTGTAAGCGTCCCCCGCCAATGGCAAGTAATAAAACGGTTCGTGGGTGGTGAATACGCCACCCGTGGCATGGGCTTTTATCTCCATCGGCTTAAGCCCTGCGTTCAAGCCCCCGGTAAACTGGATTTTGCCTTCGGTGAAAAAACCCGCCGTCTCAGTACGCGCTGTATCGGTGAAGGTGAATTGGCTGGCCACCGAGGACAGCGTGCCAGTTGCCACCACCGGGACTTGCTTGCATTCGGCAAAGCCCTGGCTACCGAAACGCTTTTGGCAGGCGGCGGTATAGGTCTTGCCGACGCTCTGGTTAAGCACGTCCACCACCGCCATCTCTTCGATCCGGTAACGGTCGTCGGTGAGCGTGGTCTTGCCGAGGATGCTTAAAACAATAGGTTCTTCATCTTCGGCGGGATTGTTCCACGTGGTGGCAAACAGCAAGCAACGGGCATTGTCGAACACGCCTGATGCCACCGTGTCCTTGCTGATCCCGGCAAACCCTGCAATGCCCTCTAGGTCTACGACGGATGGGCTAAAGCTGGTGGTGGCGCTGTAGCCGGTGAACTCATAACCGACCGAGGACTGGTATACCTGCCCGTTGGACATGGTGAGGTTTCGCGGGTGTTGGCACAGCCTGATCGCCGCGCCCGTCAACGGTACGATACGCAGGCACATCACGCGGTAACGGTAATCGGCGGTTTGGGGTTTCATTATTTTTTGTGATTCACTTCACAATTCAAGAATATAGGTGTTTACACCTATTGATTGTAAGTAACTTACCTGCCATAGTATGCCTAACTTAATTCTAAAACTAAAGGGAAATACCATGAAAAATAGTTGTTTAATAATACTTGTTTTACTGCTTACTGGCTGTGTTGCAGGCCAGGAAATTGCCCTGCATTACAATCCAGATCCGCCAATACTAGGGTATGAAGGCCACGGTATGGCTGTCAGTGTCAGCGTTGTCGATAACAGGCCTTATATTAAGGGCCACGACAAAGACCCGTCCTATCTTGGGCATTACCGCGCATCATTCGGCAATACTTGGGATGTCACCAACTTTAATGCTATGCCGTTGGCCGACCAAATGGCCATTGACTTAAGCCATGAACTTCAAAGTCTCGGTTTTACAGTTGTTGGTCAAGGTCCAGGTAAAAATATTTTAGTTACGATCAATGATTTCAACTTTGATGCCATGTGGAACGGCGAGATTTGGTATAGTGTCAATATTAAAATTAAAGAAAATGGGAAAAATATTTCGCAATCAGAAGTAAAAGACACTGCTTTTATTTCTGGCAATGCCATGGTAGGCGCAAAATACGATATGGAGCGTGAAATACCTGTTTATTACGACCAGATTATCCGTGGGCTCATTAGGGCTAATCCAGGCACGATGGCGGCTCTAAAAAAACCGTAACACATACAGGCCATTAATGACACCATGAAAAAAACGGATGCCCAAAAAACCAGCGATTATGAAAAAAACAAGAAGTCCCAAGGTTTCCACAGGTACTGGCTATGGTGCAAGCCGGAACATATCGAAAAAATCAGGGCTTATGCCAAAAAAATTACGGGTTAAGTATCTCGACCAGCTCAATATTGACCATCCGCGAGGTCTTGTGGTTTTGGGTGACACTGACGGGTGCGTCGAATGGAAACTTGTTGGAGCCTATCGGTTTGCTTTCCATCTCAAACAGGTCTTGCTGTGCGGTTGACAGGTTAAACCTGTTGACGGCGGCATCGTAATAATTTTTGTCCAACTCGCAGCCCACAAAATTAACCCCGAAGTAATGCGCCGCTATGGCACTTGAACCGCTGCCTAGGTGCGTGTCAAGTATGCGCTGGCCTGGTTTTGCATAATTGTTTAAAATCCATCCATAAAGTTTTATCGGTTTTTGGGTTGGATGTAACCTAATATTATTTGCAGTCCCTTGTGGGGCAATTTCTACCCACTTGGCATTTTCTCTGAAACTTGACCAAGCATATTCAACCATCGCCATCGAAAACTTTTCCGATATGGTCAGCTTTCGCCAAATTAAAAAGCAACGGGTTGGCGGCAAATCAAAATAATTACCACCCCAAATAATCTGGTTTTTTGATACCCTTGAAAGCTCGTTAAAATAATCCTGAGATGGTGCAATATCCCAGTGCTTAATTTTGGTTCCGTATTTAGCCGACCAAGAACCGCCTGTTCGTTCAATTTTATATTTGTCAAACGTGCCCCTAAACCGAGACTTCGCCTTTGTTTCCCAGTCGCTGCCCCCACCCATTAAGCCGTCATATTTAGCGAAGCGACCTCCAACTCCGGCATTTGCCCCCCCCCCATACGGCGGATCGACAATAGCCAAGTCAAAAGCCTTGTCCGGCAATGTCGCCATGTAATCCATACAGTCACAATTAAGCAGTTCAACCGTCACGGGTTAAGTATCTCCACCAGCTCTATATTGACCATCCGCGATGTCTTGTGGTTTTGTGTGACGCTGATGGGTGCGTCAAAACGGACACAAAAATCGTACTCACAGCCCCCTGTGACTGCCTCCCCGGCTTGCGGGTTGGTGTTTACCGTGCCGCCGGATATGTAGGCGCTGAAGCCTGTCGAAACGATACCGACGGTGATGGTGGTGGCGGCTATGGATGTTATCTGGCCACGCAGCCCATTGATCTGTACCATGCCCACCACGCCGCTGAAATTGACGGTTTCGCCCACCAGGAAGCCATGCGACGCACCGACGGTGACAACCGCGTTGCCAGCCTGGGTGATGGCGGTTATGGCCTTGGACTTGTTGGCGTTGAAAGTTATGCGGCCTGTGGTGGTGTTGACCGTCCATTGGGTGGTAATTGCTGCGTTAACGCCGCCGATGGCGACCACAATAGTCCCTGCCACGGGTTTATAGATCACCCTGACCGGGTAACCGACTGCCAGCCCCACCTTGTCCTTGCCGTAAAGCTTTTGTAACTGGTACACGCCAGCGGACACCAAGGCAAGGGCTTGGTCTGTGGACGAAGGCGCGGCTCGGTGGTCGGCAGCGGTGCTGAAATCGTCGAAATTCTTTGCCCTGAACCCTGCGAACTTGCCGAAGGTGCGGTGGTAAAGCCCCAGCACGTCTTGGTAAAGCACATCCCGGTCGAGTTGGTAGGCGATGCTAAAACGGCGGATCGGGTAGGGATGGACCAACCTTCGGTACTCGCTGGCTTTAGTGTCACCTGATCCCCCAGTTTGTGTGATTTCAACGGCAAAATCATCCTCATAACTATTGTCATATCTAATGGCGATAGAAATACGTTCTTCAAGGAATTCAGCCATTTAGCGATACCTTTGCGTACCTGAAATTGCTGACATGGCTTCCCTTGCCCCTTGCCCGGCGGCTTTCCTGACCGTGTTGCCGTCGGCGTTGTTGCCGAAGTGCATGTTTTGGACAATAGTGACGGCTTGCCCGCCCCCGGCAATGCCCAACCTGCCTTGTGAATCCCGCCGCAACGGCATGATAGCCTCCGGCCCCGCTTCCCCCATGACCCCGCGCCTACCGCCCGACATGCCGAACGGCGTGGCGCGGCCCACGATGCCGCCGCTGGCGAAGGGGATGATGTTGCCCCCCTGGAAGGCGTAGCCGTCTTTTGCCGCCGCCGAAAACAGTGACCCTACTTTGCTGAATACCCCCCCCCAATCGACACCACTGCCACTACTGCTGCCGCCACTGGCACTGCCAAAGCCGCTTTTAAGGTAATCGAACAATTGCGACGACAGGTATTGTGCGGCCATTTGCCGCAAGGCCGTGGCAAAGTTGTCCGCCAAACCGCTCACCCCGTCCTTGAACGGGTCAAATAGGAAGTTGGCGAACGCATCCTGCATGTTCTTTGCGGCCTGTTGTGCATAGACGGACATTTCATCGGTAGCCCCCTTCGCCGCATCCACTGACTTATTAAAATTATCAGTAAGGTTAGCGGCGGCGGCTTTAAATTCAGTATCGCTTATCCCGCTTGTTTTATTGCCATCCACAAACTTTTTATGGAGGTCGGCCAATTTAGTCAACTGTTCTGCGTATTGGTCACGCGTGACAATGCCTTCTGCAATGGCCTTGGTTTCGTCCAATATGTCTTGTTTCAGCGTAAAACCCTTTTTTGCTTCCTCGGCTTGCGCGGTTTGCAGCTTTGTGGCTTCAATATCAAAATACTTGGCCTTGACCAACTCGCCAACAGCCGCTTTTTCGCTGGCTTGGGCAGCGGTTAGGTTTCCAACGTCCAACCCCAACGACTTATAGGCGGCGGACTGCTCTTCAGTGATCTGGCGTTGCAGTTCGGGCAGGTGGTTGTTGGCGATGTCCGTTTCCAAGCCTTTGACGATTTCGCCATAGGTTAGGGCATGTTCTTCTGCATCCTTCAAAGCTTTGTCATTTTGCGCCAGGAAATCATTAAGGCCATGTAGCCCGGTCTTGTCCCCGGCAGAATCATAGCCTTTTTGGAAGCGGCGCAGGTATTCGGTTGGGCTGACGTTTGCCTCTGGGCGCTGCATTTTGGCAAACTTGAGGTAATCATCACCGCCCAATGCCACGGCTTTTTGCACACCCCCCTTGCCTACGCCGCTAAACGATAGCACCGCCTTGGCAACGTTGCCGTCAAAATCTTTCAGGTACTGTTGCACCATGACCTTGACGGCGGCTTCGGCTTGCTGGTTATTGCGCGGGTCAATTTGATACCCCAACAGTTTTTCAGCGTCCTTTTTAAAGCCTCCGGTGATCTGGTAAGCGCCCTTTGCACCGGTCGTCGAGGTTGCGCCGGACTTGTAGCCAGTGCTGCTGGTTTCGGCATAGCGCAAGCCTGCCAGGATGCGGTCAAGCTCTTCGGCTTCTTGTTTTGCGCCACCGATACGCTTTTTTGCTAATTTTTCTTGGCGCTTATCATCATCGGACTGCATGTCGTATAGCCACTGGTTAGTTTCTTCAATGGCCTTGGCGCTGTCTTTTTTAATTTGCACCTCGGTATCGGCGGCATCCTGGATAGCTTTTTGGCGTTGTAATGCGGCAACAATTGCCCCTTGTTCTTGTATCCTTTGGTCAGTGAGAGGAATGCCGACAAAACCAACTGGCGAATGTGTCCTAAAAGTCTCAAGCTCAACTAATTTTGCTTGTGCCTTATTGATTTGACCTTCTAGTGAGTTGTCCATTTGTCCGGACAGGGCATTAAGCGAATCAGTCACCGCCTGCACAATCGACTTGATTGCACCTTCGGACTTGTCATTTAACAGCACATCCTCAAACTTGTGCCAAGAATCCGACAAGTTGCTGATTTTGCCGTTCAGCGTTTCCATGGCGGCGGCGTTGCTGCCTTTGGCCAGCTCACCCATCTTGGTGATGAGCTGGCCAATCACGTCACGGGTCAACTCGCCCTTATCCGACATGTCCTGCAATTCAGAGGTATTTTTTCCTGTTACTTCTGCCAGCAGTTTATAGACCGGTACGCCTGCCTCGATCAATTGCAAGGTATCTTGCCCTTGCAACCTGCCTTTCGCCCAGGCTTGGCCTAATGCCAGGGTTATGCGGGACAGGGTTTCTTGCGAACCACCAAGCTTAGATGCTTGGTCGGTCAAGGCTTGCATCACCTTGCTGGTTGGCTCAAGCCCAAAATTCCTTAACTTAAGGAAAGTTTCAGTCAACCCTTGTATTTCAAACGGGGTGTTACTGGCAAAGTCTTGGATAAACTTGAACGCTTTCTGACCGCCCCTGGCATCGCCTTCTATGGCCTTTAACTGTGCGCGCAACGCTTCCATGCTTCGGTTGGTGTCCAGGATGTCTTTTGCGACCAGCCCAAAACCAATGCTGCCTAAAGTGCGGCCTAACAGGGCGCTGGCTGAACTGATACCGGCAAAAGATTGCTTGACGCTGGCCGACGTTTTTGCCGCTTCACGGTTAAATTTATTGAGGTCTTGCAGGATGCGGCTGATCTGTTGCTCAAGGTTGCCTATTTCGCCTTCAAAGCCAATGGTGACGCCTGCGCCTTTTGCCATTACTTTAACACCACATTCAGGTTTGCTTGCTTGGCCGCTTCCACAAAACCACGGCTGGCAGCATCGACGATGATTTCAACGGAGCGTTCCTGGGTATAGTTTTGGGCTTCTTGGATAAAATGCTGGCCTCGCACACGGGTGGCCTTTCCGCCCGCGCTAAAGCGGTTTTTCTTGCCCCGTGCGGTGTAGCCGTATTCAATGGATTTGGCATACCAAGCACGCTTCGCCGATGCCTTGGTTTTGGCTTTTTCTCCAGGAGCCGCGGCCAATTTCTTTTGTTTAGCGAATTCCCTTGCCGCTTTTAAGCTGCCACCACCGACCAGGATATAAACGCCTACCGTGCCACGGGTTGTGAACTTTGCAAACCTTGACGAGCGGATGCTGATAGATTTCTTAAGCCGCCCTGACTTGACCGGTGCAGTGCGCTTGATGGCCTTGGCCATATAGTTTGCGCCTTTTTTAAGGGCAAGCCGCATGACCCTTTCTCCCAGGCGGTAATTGAGCTTAAGCAAGGCGTCCTTGACTTCGTTTAGGCCAGAAATTTTAATCGTTTCACTCATGCTTTTGGTCCCGAATAACCATCAATTGGCATACCAACATTTCAACGTCCTGGATACCCAGGATTTCGACGACGATGGGCAGGCCCGCATAATCAATTTGCCCCGAGAGCATATTCCAGGCCTTTATCGCCAACGCTAGGCTGCTTGGTTGCCGTCCTGGATCGAATCCTTCGACGCCGCCCGAGAACCGGGCGGATTCGAACCAGTCCCTTGCTCCCCCAACGCCGTCTCCAATGCCTTGTTATGTTCGGTATAAAGTTCCCAAATTTGGTCACGCAGGAACGTCCAGGTTTCTTTTTGCTCTGAAACCCATTCTACAAACACATCGGCATCGAACTTGACCGGGATCGGGTCACCACCGGGTATGATGTCTATCTCCTGCATACCCGGCCAATCGACCACGAACTTTTTCAGCACTTCCTTGGCGGTATAGCCGACATCTGCCAGTTCCCCTAGGTCAAAGTCAGTAGGTCGCTTGATGGTGAAGTTGTGGCCACCGACTTCGACATTGGTTTCCCGTGACCGGCGTAACTTTTCCAATAACGGCGACATAGGTCAAGAAACATAAAATCGTGGGAAGGTTTGCGCGGATAAGGTCATTTGCACCAAAACTTTATCCTGGGCCGAACCTGTAGGCACGCCTGAGAATGAAATAGAACCGGCAAAAACCATAATCTTCCCTGACTTAAACACAAACTTGAATGCTTTTTGGGTGCCTGCAAGCGATGCGGCGTTCATTTGTTGCTGCGCTACGCTTGAAATATCCCATAAGTGATTCATCGTGTATTCCAATGCGCTCGGTATGCCCAGTTGCATTTTACTGATGACATCGTGGATGGTGGTTATGTCAATTTTATTTGGGTCCCCCCCTGATCCATTGACATCCACGGCGGTCGTTATCGACGTGCCGAAGGTGATCTTTTCCGCTGTGCCGGAAGTGAAGCTATCATATAACGTGGTGTCTATGCCTAAGCCGCCCGATACTGCCTCAACCTGAAAAGATACCGTAGTGGCGATGCTGACTACCCGGAATATGCCGTTAAGCTGGGTCATGCCGCTGACTTTTAACTCTACATAATCGCCGTTCACAAAATCATGCGTTGCCAGGATTACGCCCGGGGCCGCTTTTGAAATGGCCGTGATCGTTTTAGCGATGCCACGGGCCGATTCCATGTTGACGGCGACGCCGCTCCAAATTTCTGCCATGATCTTATCCTCTTGGTTTGTGAAAAGTTAATTGATTTAGGTACTAAAAGAAGCAAGCCTAGGCTTGGGCTCCATTAAAATAGAGTTTGCTGCAACTCTACACTGCTATACCAGACCTGGTAGGTCAGGGTCACGCTGTAATCGCCTTGTTCATCCCCTGGCGCGGCAAAATCTGTGCTTATCAGCAGCACGTCCAGCACA